CCCCTTGTCGTCAGGTACAGGTATTGCTAACTCAGTTATGAAGTAATCGTCTGCAATGATTCTCAGACTTGGAGTTGTACCCGACCCTGTAGTGACAGGCTTGGTGAAATGCAGCATGATAGTACCCCCGGTTGCACCAGCAGTGCCACCACGCTGAATGTGAGTTCTTAATTCGTGATAGAGAGAAGCATTTTCCAAAGCAATGGTGACTTCCATGTCAAAGTTTTCTTTACCTTCTCTAATAATAGATGCGTTGCGAGTACCGCCATAGGGCACCTGCTTGATACTGAGATTATCTGAGTTTACGGTCTCAGGTATAGGGTTGCTTTGGATAGTGTGGAAAACTTCTACACCTGTCTTGCCCTTCAACTCAAACGCACTAACGAATCCTAAGTTTTGGTCAAAGGCGCTGATTGTCCCGTTGTAAAACATAAATGGCTTCTCAGAACCCTTTGCTATACCTGATGCCTTTTTCTCAGCCAGCCCTGTGGCAACATTCTGGAACATTCGGTTAGCCGTGTATCTATCACCTTTGTTAGCGCTCTCTAGTCTACCTGTATCTGTGTAGCAAGAAAGAGCATCGAATACAGCACGATACTTTAGTTCAGCATCTACTGTACTAGTCAATTCATACTCGACTATCTTACAACCTTTGAAAATTCTAGTCAACTGCTTAGTGTCACCAGCCGAGCCGGGCGCTATTGTGGTCTCACCAGCGTCGTTGAAAGAACCTAAGTCCCTAGTCCTCACACTGTGTTCTATAGAAAAACTAGGTACAGTTTCTCCAGAAAACAAAAGCCTTCTGACAGGGTTAACTATTTTTCTACTAGCATCTACATGAGGACTACGGAACGGTTCTGGAGACTGAGTTCCATCATCCTCCCCGTCATAGTATTTTCTTAACTCGATGTTGTCAGTAGTTGTATGTTCAAACTGCCAAGGGTCGTCAACATAAAGTCTGTAATTTCCACCAGTCAAGGCTTCTATTGCAGAAATCCTCCTACATTCACTGCTTTCCGCCCATTCAAAGTGATGGGCATCAGAAGACAAAACAGAACTCGGTGAGGAGGGAGGCCAATAGATGTTATTACTCGCCCCTAAGTCAGGAGTTTTGTAAGTTGTAGTCGGTACCTTGGTATCATCTTTGATAAGTAAGTAATTACCTACTGCTGCGGTAGCGCCTTTTATTGTAAGCGTACTGACATCTACATGCCCTTGACCGGGGTGAATATTCGTAACAGGATTTACTGCTGAACCTGCACTAGCAGTTCCGCAATTGTTTTGGTCAACAACTTCTCTACCAAGGCTGTAGTAAAGCCACTTTGGACTATGTAGTGGCATTTCTATAGAACCGCCCATGTGATGGACTTTTCCTGTTTGTTGAACAGCCACTTGCCTACCTAATCCCACTACATGATAACTATGCAAATCTACTTTGGTGTCAGGTAGTGTCATGAAAGAAGCAAGTCCTACGAATCCATCTATCAAACTAGCCTCCTTTGTTTGAGAGGCATTTGCATGTAAGACTGTTTCATGATTACCAGCAACGGTTGGTAAACCAGTCGAATGGATAAGAATACTGTCACCTGTGCCGCTACTTACTGACGCTTGTGTAAGCGCAGGGACTATTTTGATTTTAGTAACAGAATCAAATGTGTGGTCGATAATCGTGTATAATCTACTTTTTAAATCAGTATAGTAGAAAGGAGAGAAGTTGTTTTGAGCAGACGCTGTTGAATGAAACGACATCTTCTGACCAATCAACATACCTACAGGAACCTTGAGTGCAGCCTTAGCGCTCTCGAATATACTAGCGTTGCCAGACGCTGTTCCTGCAAATACTATCTCTGTATGTGTGGGATTACTAATGTCAGTAGTGGCTGTCCAAGTACACGGCTCACTGTGCTCAATCATCAGGCTTGTTTCATGCCCCATGACAACTTCGGAGACATCTCCCTTATAGTGAGCACCAAAGCCACTCATGGTATCATCTCCGCTAGTATTACGACTTCTACTTGGAATGTATGTCTAAACAGTTTCTTAGTACGGTCAGACAAGTCAGTACGAGTCTTGAGAACCATACGGTCAAAGTTTTCTCCGTCACCCTTTCTACTGTTGTGGATAACTCTTCTCATTTCGTTCTCCATCTTTCTTAGCCTAGAACGACCTCTTGATGTTCTCATGTCGACTGTGATATTGTAACGAGTAGTGACGAAGTTGTACATCAAATCAGGCACTTCTTCGTTCTGGGCTGTCTCATAGCATAGAATGTAATCATGTCTTTGTAAATCAATACGCTTACCTCTCTCAGGCGTTTCGTTGGCAATGTCTACAATTACAGGCTTTACATTGTCAGTATTAGCCCTGTTCCAACCCTTGTCGGTGCCAGAGTCATAATTTGCTGCCAGTATGTCAATAACTGTCTCAAGAGGCTCTTTCCATGTGGCAACCATTACGAGAACACCACCACTTCTTTGTAGCGGTCTAACAGTTGTTCTGCTTCTTTTCTAAACAATTGAATCTTAGAACCCAAGTCAACATTCTGCGAGCCCTCTGGTATCAAAACGCTACGGTCATCTGACATCAGTAAATCAGCCGCTACCATCTTAGTAGCGGCTTCTTCTATAGCCTTCTCAAGATACCTTTCGCCATAGATGTAAGATACCTTGACAGAGTTGTGTTCAAAGAAAGGATATGAATTATTGAAGTAAACTATTCCCATCTCAGCGTCTAGCCACCAGTCACGCAATCTTGCTTGGTCACCGCTAGAAGAGCCGCCTTGTAAATCGAGTTGAAGCAAGTGCTGAGTAATAGTCCCGCTAGATTGCGCTGTCCCTACTACATTTGCACAGCCTGTAAATCTTTCAGAAACTTGATTTATTGTGAATGTAGCGTTACCTCCACCGCCAGTAATAGTAATAACTTCATCATCTTTATACCCGGAGCCGGGATTACCTGCAACTATGGTTACGCCTGTGACTGCACCAGCGCTAGTTGTAATGTTTACTCTCAACCCTGTTCCTGAGCCACCAGTGGTAACGACTGAAATGGCATTTGAATATCCGCTACCCCCGACTATGTTGTCTACTCCGACAGGTACACCTGATTCTTTACCAGTATAGCGAATTATGTTTGTTCCATCTGTAAATACACCAGCGTTAGCAAAGCCAGAAATGCTACTATCTACGGTCATTATACCATTTGCTCCCACAGGGAGAGTGCCTGTGAATGTACCTGATATAGCAGAGACTGTAGCAGTATTGGTAGTGACTTGTGAAAAATTAATGTCAGTAGAATCGCTTACTATACTACAAACCTCACCTGCTTTAGTCTGTTTCATACTAGTAACTTTTAACTGCCCGCTACCGTAGTCAGAGTTAGCACTAGCAAAGAATTCTTGATGAACTGATGCAAGAGTATTAAACGCTCCTTCAAAATAAAAAGAGGGTTGGAAAGTCGTTATCGCTTTACTTGCTCTATCTTCCTTATTAATCAAGTCAGCAAGACTTTGTGCAGCGCTGATTTTATCCGTACTAACTGACCACTTAGTAGACATAGTATTCGTTGTCTGTACATCTGCCTCTAACTTTGCCGCACTACCATTACCGGGTGATAAGACTATGAATTTACCTTCCAATGCTCTAACATCATCAGGTAACTGTATACGAACCTCAGCGCCACATATCTCTCTATAGTCTTCACCTTGCCACATTTCTATTCTAAGCATCTGCTGAACATTCCTAAACAATAACGGCGTGGTACCAACATAGTCAGTAAAGTATCTACGCCTGTACGGTTTGTATGTATCGAAGTTTAGGTATTCTGCTGAGACTAGATAAGGTCTCCAAGCATTGTGAGTGATGTTGTCAATGCGGTCTTGTACTTCTTTGATTCTGGTTTCTACAGTAGAGCGCTTCATACCACGGCTTTTTCCATTGGTAAACGACGCTAAGTTCTGTACATATCCGTTGTCTGTGGTTTCGTAAAGACCGGGGTTTATGGTTTGAAGAATAGTTAATTTAACCCCACTTGCTGTGGAAGTTATGTTAGTAATTTCTACTTCTGCTCCTAATGGGTCAGCGTCACTATAAATTAATATTTTATCTTGAGTAGAAAAACCTACATTTCTGTAATCTCCACCTGTCACAAACACTGCATTTGCTTCTGCGTTTGCAGACATTAACACTGCTTCACTAGGACCTATACCAAGCAGGTCTGCGACTTTTTGAGCAGTAGTGTAAACTATTGCATCAGGGTCAAAAGGTCGAGTCTCAGGCTCTCCGGGTGAAAATATAGCAGGCATATGTCATCCCCTTAACTAAGCCATGACACGATACATGATTAAATCTACTGCTCTTTCACTCCTAAATTGAAGTCCATTTGCTTACCGCATGTCCTACACTTATCGACCCAACAGAAGTAAAGCATACCACAATGTTTGCAGCGTGTACCGCTACCAATGTTCAGGACATCACCAGCGTTCTTGTTACGGTTACGCTGCTTCATAGTAAACCCAGCAAGTGGGTTATCTTCATTAGTTCTAACCGAAGCACCATAAGACTCATCTAGCCTAATGCCACGCTTCTGCAAGCGCTGTATGTCATCAAGACCAAGGTTACCAAACGCATCCATTCAACCACCTCAAGATGTGGTTACGAAAATGTAGATGTTACCAAGTATTACATGCGGGTCTGCTGACACAGGATTATTACCACCTATTGCTGATACAATCGCAGTTTGAACTGCGGCTCTTTTAGTAGAATCGTTAAAGTCTGCCTGTGCAAACGGACCAAGTATTGTACATGTTTTAGCCAATCAAATCACCTTCTTCCTATAATTATAAATTTAAAATGACCGAATATTGCTCTTTGCGATTCGCCATCAGTAATCGTACTTGGAAGTTGTAAACCAACTTGATTTACTGGGTTTTCGGTTAGATTATGTACATCTCCATTTGTTACTGGGCCACGCAAATAAACTTTATTTCTTTCTTCAATAAAAGTAGAAGCCGGTTTTGTAACCTGTCTAGTGGGTTGTGAAGATGAGTGAATTATAATGGCTTTTTGTGGTTCGTTAGCAGGAGAAAAACTATGAGTCCTAGCAATCCACCCTGCCGGGACTATTCGACATTTTGGTCTATCGGTTCCTGATGTAGTCGGTATGTCTAATTCGACTATTTCTCCTACCTGATAGCCTCTTCCAGCAGCAGACTGCCGAGTAGTCTTGTCAGAATAAATAAGACTACACTCTTGTTTTTGTATCGTACCGGGGACATTCCTTGTGTCAACCAAAACTAGTGCGACTTGCATACCTGTACCACTGCCTCCAAGCACTGGTACATTGATGTATATATCATTTGTTGAGCCACCTGCTGAAAGTGCACCTGCGTTGTCATCAAGATTGGTTCCTAATGTTATATGTTGAAGGTCTATAGGTTGTGTTGAAACATATCTAAAAGATAAAACTTCTTTCATAAAATTACTTACATCTATGAATCCTTTATTGTGCGTAGTACCGTCTGCTGTGTTTCCGGCAATGTCGGCATTGAATATTTGACTATTATCCACTCTACCAGTAACTATTACTAAATTGCCCGCTACTTGTGGAGCATCGAATCTTATTGCTGCATTGACATTACTCATATTATCGCTTCCCTATCAAAGTAAATTCACATTTTCTTGCAGTGGCGGCGTTAGAGTCAACTAAAGTTCCACCATCGCCATTATCAGAAAAAAAGTTAATTATTTTGACAGTAGTGTTGTCTATTATTATAGGGAAAAATTGCGCTGGAACTGGTATCGTGGCTTTTAACGGACCTGCTCCATAAGCCAATATTTCTGCTCCACTTCCGTTCGGTGCTGCTACAGTTATCTTTTCCATATCATAATAATTTGAGCCCGCAGTAGTTATCTGTACTGAATTTACAATTCCACCACTAACTATTACCGTTGCACGCCCATTATTAGCACCACTATCCTGCCCAGTTAAAGATTGGTTACTGTGGGTTCCATCAGTATAACCGCTTCCTCCATTAAGTACGGCTACTTTCAAAGGAGTGCTATTGTCAGTATAATTGTTTCCTACAGTGGCTAAAACACCTCGTAAACTACCGTCACTTTCGCTGATGTTTGATTGGATGGCTTGAAAATTAAATATTTGCTCATTACTACTATTTTTTAGTTTGTCATGAACTTGCATTTGCTCCATTTCAGTAGTAGAACTTCCCGTAATAAAATCAAAATCTAATATTCGACTGACATGGTCAGAAAAGTCAAAACCAGCCGATAGACCACCGCCTTCATTTATATCCAGTTCCCCGCTTAAGAAAACTAAATTACCTAAAACGGATTTTCTTGTGTTGATTATAGTAGGCTTAGCCATTATCTTCTCCTCCCTATGACTGTTAACCTTACATCTACATTAGCGTTTACTGGCACCGCTGTGTAAGGCGTTGCGAGACTAGTTACGATAATTAGTTTAGTTTCATCTCCGTCTATATACACAAATGGTTGAATATTAGCCTTATTATTTCTTGATAATCCACTTAAATCCAGCGGCCCTTGGTTTGGTCCGTCTCTTTTGTGTAAATCCAAACTTGCTTGAGAAGCCACTCCTCGTCTTGAATTACTAATTATATTAGCACCAAACACTTCTCGCAAACCTAATCTATCAATAGATATAGTCAATTCCTTTTGAAAATGAGCATCTGTTCTACTAAATACACCTTGGTCTGGAGTAGTTGCATCCTTGTGTGCAGGTATGTCTATAGTTAACATTGTTAACTTACCAATGTTACTGGTATCAGTTACAGTGAAATTAGTTAGTTCTGGCATTTAAGTCACCGCCTAATCAACGGAAACCTATAGCCATGAATATACCACTTTTGTTACTGGCTGCTGCTTTAATATTTGCTGTCGCATCGCCAACATCTGTTAGCCAAGCGTGCATTTGTGTATTATCAGAGCCATTAACTGTGATAGAGTGTACTGCGGTAAGATGGTCGCTTAAATCTAATACTTCTGCACTAGAACCGCCACTGATTGTAAAACTACCAGTGACAACATGCATGTTACCAAAAGCGCTAACTCTTTCATCAAAATTCACTACTATTGCCATTACTCTTCAACTCCGTCTGTCTCTACGATAGGGTCCTCGACTATAGTCTCTTCTACCACTTCTTCTGCTACAGGTTCAGGAGTGACCTCCTCAACCACTGGCTCTGGTGCCGGTGGATTGAGTGTGGTCTTTACCTTGTCCAAGAGTTTTGCTTTAGTAGCATACCCTTTGATAGATACTCCTTTTTCTTTTAGCCATCCTGTGATATCCTTCTTAGTCCAGCCTTCGTCAGGTAATCCGTCGTTTCCTTCGTCTACTGTGACACCTTCGTCGCCTTCTATGAGTAGATTCTTAGGACCCTTTTGTCTTGCCCAGTGTCTGTATTTGTTCAGCCACTCTTGGGAAACTTCTCTAACTTCGCCACGATACATTTCTGTGTCGTCTCGCAATTTGAGATAAGGGTTAGAACCTATGTAGGTTATCTTGGGCAAGTTTCCTCACCTCAAGCCACGATAGCCATGAATCCAACGGTTGTGTCAATAGTATTCTCTGCTGTAAATGTAATTGTTCCACCGCTTGCGACGGCTGTCAAAGATTTACCTGCTGCGCCGCTACCACCGATAATAACCGATTGAACGATGCTTGCATCTCCGCCTACTGTAAACACATTTGCGTTTTGAACCAAAGTACATTCACCGACTAATAGTTTTAAACCTTTTACTGCGTTTCCGTCAGTGTTAGAGGCATTAAAACCTGTCAAAGAGCCCGGATAAGAACCGCCTGCATTTCCATCCAGCCAAGTTGTGCTGTCAACTGGTGTTCCTGCATAAAGGTCTAATTCTGTCTTAATAGTCATTACTCCGCCTGCGCCTGTTGTTCTTGTTAATGTTACTGCCATATTTAATCATCTCCTAATATTTTATTCTCCATGTTATCCTCATTGTAGGTCACGAATAGAACCTTGACCTCCAAAGAAAGTTGTCCATATCTCACCCATGGTTCGGTAAAGACCTTCCTGACCCAATCTGTTGATTGCGAATGGGTCACCAGTCTCGATACCGGACTCAAAGTATTGTGTAGGCTTAGCAGTGCTGTAGTATAGGTAGTCAGTGTCTAGCATGTAAACTCTGCTAATTCCGTCTTGTTCGACATCCTTGGATGGAATGATAGGTACACCATTGTAAGTTGCTACAATGAAACCTGCTTCCATACCCG